TCAAACAGCCACTTTACCAGTTGGATGAAATTTGGGTGGTTGCGACAATTGTTTATCTGCTGCCACCAACGAATCGTGTCGTTCGTTGCCTTCCAGCCGATCGGTTTCGACTCATAAGACAACGCACCATTCAGGAACCGCATAGCGGGCCTGATACCAACGTTTAACCCGTGCCGTTGGTATCCTCGGTGATGCACATTCTGTAAGAAGTGCACCTCGTCATATGAAACTAATCCTTTGTCTTTCGACAAGTGAAGACCCAGATCCTCCTCGAATATGTTAGCTACGGCAGGTAACATGCCAGCCCGGGAAAGGCCAATGACCCCGTCGTCTCCCTGGACTGCAAGTGCCCTGATCCTGACCCCTAAGCGGTGAGCCGCATAGTGCCAGGCCCATATTTGAACCAGTGAGTCAATAAGATTGGTGACCCCTGATCCAGACGGTACTCCACCGTCCCTACCACCCATGATACCATCAGGAGTGATAAGTCCGATTTCATTAAACGCCTTTCTCACATACTCGATTTGTGCCTGATCCTCTTCCTTAAACCACCCAGACAGGATTAGGAATACGCGATCAATCAACTTCCCTGGCACCGACGCATCGAAACCCGAGAAGTCAACTGATATCCATTCCGTACCTGAAAACCGATTGAACGAGTCAGACATCGCTATATCCACATTCTGTGGAGGTCCCCAAGCGCAGAATTCTCGCCTGCGTCTGAGTACTTTCAGTAGCGGCATCTGAATCATGAGTTCCAGAATTGTAATGTAGTGAGGGTATCCCCACACAGTACGTTGCTTCGACACATGACCAAGCCCGTTTGGCTGTCCACGCCAATAACACATACATGGGTAGATAATATAGTCAAATACTCCGGTTTTCACCATTTCTCTGGCTATAGACACGACATACGGCCTCCACTCCTGATCAGAAGTAAGGACAGGTAGGCCGAGGTTAGAAGAGGGAGGCATCTGCGCATTAGCCTCATCGACTGTAGCAAGCGTAATTCGCCGAGAGATAAGTCCGGCCAACGCATAGTCGGCGACCTGCGCGGACTCCTCATCGACATTGAAATGATGAGACTCGAAATACTGGAGTACTCTCTCACGCCGCTCAGCCCACGGCGCTTTGATTGAGTAAGCCCCAATTAGTTCGGCTTGTTTGTCCTCAGCACTTCTCAGCCATTGAGGGATGAGTGCAGAAATTATTGGGTAGACTTCTTCCATCCGAAACTTCCTTCCTTTGTCCTTATCGGAGAATTCAGACAAAAGGGGTGTCGTAGCATCGAAAGAGTTACCCTTTTCCATACTCATCAGACTGTGGCGGATACGAGAATCAACCTCTAGAGAAAGGCTGTTTCTTAATCCCGCGACAGATCCAATTATCACACTATCTCCTCCTAACTAG